ATAGGTAAAGTTAAATATGGAGCTACTGATGTTGGTAGTACATATTCAGATGCTACTCTAACAATATTATCCAGTAAAAATAACGCTGAATTAGAAGTAAGATTCAGAGATGTTTACCCGACAGGAGTAACTGGATTACAATATAATCAACAAGCCGCTGACGTTGATTATTTAACAGCAACAGTTTCGTTTAATTATACAATATATGATTTTGCGTTAGCTGGTGCTTCAGCAACAGCTGTGACTACAAGTTAACACGACTAAATAGTTAATGAATTATAAAATGGAGATATATTATGACCTTAGAAGAATTGCAAGAGTTAGCTGATAAGGACCTTAAAATAAATGATACTGAATTAGATTTAGAATCATTAAAAACCCCACAACTACATAACAAATTTTTAAAACATTTAACAATGTATAAATTAATGTTAAGTCGTAGTGAAACTGAATACAATATTTTAAAAAGAGAAAAGTGGGAATACTACACAGGTAAAGCAAACCCTCAAGTGTATATTGATAAACCTTTTAGTTTCAAATTACTTAAAACAGATGTTGACAAATATCTATTCGCAGATATAGATTTACAAAAATTAAAACAGAAAGTAGATTACTTAAATACAACAGTAGATTTTTTAGATAAAACAATTAGACAAATAGCAAATCGTGGCTTTACAATAAAGAATGCTATTGATTGGAGAAAATTTACTAGTGGCGCTATCTAATGTCCCTTACTCGTTATATTATTATTGATAAGGTAAATGAAGTTTATCTTAAAGTAGAAGCTGATGCTGATATTAGACGAGAGATAGGTCAATTTTTTACTTTCGAAGTTCCTGGTTATAAGTTTATGCCACAATACCGTAACAGAGTTTGGGACGGTAAGATACGTTTATTCTCATATGCAACTGGTAAAATATATACTGGTTTATATCCTTATATTATTAATTGGTGTAAAGATAATGATGTGCACGTTGTTGATGGTACTAAAATAAAACACAATAAAGTAGATGACAAGAAGGTAGAAGACTTAATCAAAGCTCTTAAATTACCTTTCGAAGTACGAGATTATCAAAAGGCAGCGTTTAAATATTCGGTAGAACAAGATAGATGTTTACTCGTATCCCCAACAGCATCTGGTAAATCTCTTATTGCTTATCTTATGGTGATCTTTAATTTATTAAGATTAAAAGATACAAAACAAGATAGAATACTAATTATTGTACCAACTACTTCACTTGTAGAACAATTATTCAAAGATTTTAAAGATTATGGATACAATAGTGAAAGAAATATACATAAAATATATCAAGGACATGATAAAGAAACAACTAAAAGAGTTATAATATCTACTTGGCAATCAATTTATAATCTACCTAAGAAGTGGTTTGAAAAATTTGGTATGATAATAGGAGATGAAGCTCATCTATTTAAAGCTATGTCATTAACTAAATTGATGACAAAACTAGAGAAATGTAAATATCGAATCGGTCTAACAGGTACACTTGATGGAACAAAAACTCACAGGTTAGTATTAGAAGGCTTGTTTGGTACAGTTAATAAAATCGTATCTACAAGTGAATTGATGATGAAGAAACAACTTGCCAAACTAAAGATTATGTGTTTAGTTTTACAACATGATAAAACAGCTAGACACTTCTTAAAAGATAAGTCTTATCAGGAAGAAATGGATTATCTTGTTTCAAATACCAAAAGGAATAAATACATACGAAATTTATGCTTGTCTTTACAAGGTAACTCATTATGTCTATTTCAATATGTTGAAAAACATGGTAAAATACTCAAAGAGTTAATTGAAGAAAATGCTGGAGATCGAAAAGTATTTTATATCCATGGAGGGGTAGAGGCAGATGCAAGAGAACAAGTTAGAGAAATTACAGAACAAAGTCAAGACGCCATTATTATCGCCAGTTACGGTACATTTTCTACTGGTATCAATATTCGTAATTTACACAACATTATTTTTAGTAGCCCTAGTAAGAGCCGTATAAGAAATTTACAAAGTATTGGTAGAGGATTACGTCTGAAAGATAACAATTCTTCAGCTACTTTATATGATATAGCAGATGATATATCTTATAATAATAAGGATAATTATACTTTAGCTCATTTTAAAGAACGAATCAACATTTACAATAGTGAAGACTTTGAATATGAAATACACAATATTGAATTAGATAAATAGTATTATGATAGAAAAACAATTAGATAGTCCTATAAAGATAGTTAAACTTATTAATGGTGATGATGTGGTTTGTGTATTACCTAAGTTACAATTGGGTGAAAATTCTAAATTGTTAAGATTAGAAAAACCGTTTCAATTAAAATATATACCACAGTTAACTCCTGTAGGTATCAAAGATTATGTAGCACTTATAAAGTGGGCGGCCTATACACCAGATGAACTTATTACTATCCCAAAAGATAAGATATTAACTATCACTAACGCCGGTGTTGATATGATTAAAAGCTACTTCCACGTAGCTAAAGACTACTCAACGAATAGAGAAATTCCTAAAGATAAACCATACAATAGAAGACGACTAACTGATAATGAAAATGAAGAACTGAATGAAATATTTAATGAAAATTATGATGATAACGGAACTATTCACTAATAACTATATTGACTCTATTTCTTATCATCGCTCAACACGCTCTATTATAAGCATTTTTGAGCAAAAGTCAATACTGATTTGAAAATTATTACCAAGTAATTTTTTACTATTATATTGAACGAACATTGACAAAAACAACAAAGTGTAGTATATTAATATTATGGCAGCAAAAAAAGAACATTACGTAAATAACAAAGACTTTTTAGAGGCAATGACAGCCTACAAAAAAGAAGTAAATAAATCAAAAAAACAAAAAAAAGATAAACCATTAGTGAGTAATTATATTGGTAGTTGTTTTCTAAAGATTGCAAATCATTTATCGTTCAAACCTAACTTCATTAATTACACATTTAGAGATGATATGATTAGTGATGGTATTGAAAATTGTTTACAATATTTGGACAACTTTGATCCAGCAAAATCAAAGAATCCTTTTGCTTATTTTACTCAAATAATTTATTACGCCTTCATCAGAAGAATCCAAAAAGAAAAGAAACAAGTCACAATCAAACATAAACTTATTATGGATAATAATTATGATGATATGACTTTACAACCACATGAAGATGGCGGGTTTACAAATCAATTTAGAGAGTTCTTACAAAAAAATATAAGAATGAAAGAACCTGTAAAAAAGAAGAAGACTGTTAAAAAGAAAGCTAAAGTTAAAGCTACTCTTAAATTTTTTGGTTAAATTATGAAAATCGCTTTGTTAAATGATACACACTTCGGTGCGAGAAACGATAGTCCTGCGTTTTTGGATTACTTTATGCGTTTCTATGAGGAATTGTTTTTCCCATATCTTAAAGAACACAATATAAAAACTCTTATTCATTTAGGTGATGTTGTTGATAGAAGAAAATATATCAATTTTAAAGTTGCTGATAACTTTAGAAAGAAGTTTCTAAACAAACTATGGGATATGAAGATAGATACTCATATGTTAATCGGTAATCACGATATCTATTTTAAAAATACAAATAAAGTAAATTCATTACAACAATTATGTACAGCACCTGATGGTGTCAACGAACCTTGGATATATGTAGAACCTAAAGTAGTTGACTTTGATGGTTTAAAGATATTAATGTTACCTTGGATAAATCCTGAAAATCAAGAACAATCATTTGATATGCTAAACACAGCACAAGCTGATGTCTGTATGGCCCATTTAGATTTAAATGGTTTCTATATGCACGAGAACATAACACAAACACATGGATACGATAAGAGTATTGTAAAAAGATTTGAGAAAACATTTAGTGGTCACTTTCATTCTAAAAGTGATGATGGTCAAATATTTTATTTAGGTAGTCAATACGAAATGACTTGGTCAGATTATGGTCAAACAAAAGGCTTTCATATATTTGATACTGAAACAAGAGATATAGAATTTATACCTAATCCAAATACTATATTTGAAAAGTTAATGTACAATGATACCGAAACAAATTATGATGATTTTAATATAGATCATTTACATAATAAATTTGTAAAACTTATTGTGGTTAATAAAAAAAATAATGAAATGTTTGATAGATTAGTTGATAGATTATATAATAGAATAACTGTACATGAAATAAA